ATTTTTGGTATTTTTGTGTTATTATTAGGTATGAGTTCAATTACTATTTTTTATTTCTACGTAAGGGAGATTTATTTGAAATGAGTTTATCAAAACAAGTTAGAGATTCTTTAGATGAATCAAGCACACATTTAAGGAATGCACTTGCATTCTCTGCACGAACAGAGAAACCATACATAAGCAAACACATTGCTGATATGTTAGCAAAGATTGATGCTTTGCTTGACATAGAAACATTTTTAGAGGAGCACCACTTATGATTTTTATAGCATGTCCACCAGTCTATACTTTACCTGGAACTTGGAGTGATCCTGATACGATTGCTAAATGTAATGAAACATTGATTCCTCACCTCACACTAAATCCTGATTATACTTTTGGTATATCAATCGCAGTAATTACTGTTCTGTTGGCAGCATATGGTGTGTATAAAGGATTTTTTGCAAACAAAAATTTAACAGACCCTTGGGACGACCACGATGATTAGTTTTCTATTTTCAATGGCAGGTTTATTGAACCTCTTATTTTATGTCTTTGCAATCGGTTTTGTTATCTCATTGATAATAGAACAGTTTGTTAAGGGCAATGAAAGCAATCTTTTTATTGTACAGACAAATAGAAGGTATTGTTGGAGACAAGCATGGATAACTAATGCTTGTTGGTTCTTATGTAATGTTGGTTTGTATATTGTTTCAAGAAACATGCAAACACCATCAGACACATTCTGGAATGGGTTATGAAGATAGACACACAGGGAATGTCATTTGGAACTGGGGAGACTGGTAAAAGCATCCAAGAACAACGTGATGCTATTCCACCTTTGAAGGTCAATAAAATGAATCTTCTATCTGATGCACTAAAGGTAGAACTCAAAGAACTTATTAACGAGGTTTTAGATGAAAGAGAAAAAAGAAGAACCACGTAAGTATGCAAAGGATCGTGAAGAATACTTCCGTGAATTTCATAGTGTTATTGCACCAGTAGTTGTACTAGACGGATATGAATATGAAAGAAAGTATGATGAAGAGATGAGTTTTTGTAAACACCCTGATGATGAAGATGAAAGTAACACAGAAAACTGCTGAATGGGCAGCAGATGAATTTATAAATTATTTTTCAAACTTTGATGACATTGAAGATTATCTAAGATTTGTTAAGAAAGAGGTATTGAGTTCTAGGACATCATTAGTATCTCTTTCTGATGAATTTTTTAATGAAGATATGCATCCAGAAGATATGGATTTTAATATAGTTCGTGTTGGTAAAGGTGGACTAGATCAAAAGTATTATTCTAGTTTACTTACAGCAGTATCTTCTCATAACAATGAGCAGAATATTCCTGGTAGAGAATTGAAGTGGATGATATTTGAAAAGAATACTAATAAGGTTATTGGTTTTGTTAGATTTGGATCTCCTACAATTAATTCAAAACCAAGAAATATTTGGTTAGGAAAACAACCAGACCTTTCTTTATTCAATCGTCATGCAGCGATGGGGTTTGTTATTGTACCATCACAACCTTTTGGATATAATTATCTTGGCGGTAAGTTACTTGCCTTGATGTGTATATCGCACTATGCAAGAGAGCAATTAAATAAAAACTTTGAAAAAGATATAGGATTATTTGAAACCACCTCTCTGTATGGGTCTGCAACGTCTGCTTCACAATACGATGGACTAAAACCCTTTATGAGATATAAAGGACTCACAGAGAGCAAATTCATACCTCTCATGCATGATAAGCAATTTCATAAACTACATGATCACTTTACCATGCTAAATGATAATACACCTCTTACTGATAATAAAGCATCTTCAAAGAAGATGAAAAGACAGACAAAGATGATATCAATCATTCGTAACAATCTTGGGAATCGAAACAAGTTGAATAGATTTAATGATGTAATTAAAGATGCATTTTCGATAACTCAAAAAAAGAGATTTTATATTTCTGATTTTGGTTATTCAAATGTTAGGGAAGTAATACTAGGAGAACAAGATAAGTTGACACCTGGACAAAACTATGGTAAATTTGAACTTGATAATATTATTTCATGGTGGAGAAGGAAAGCAACAAAAAGATATGAAAAACTAAAGAGTGAGAATAGATTTAGAAAACAGGTTGAACTATGGACAGAACAGGACGATATACAAATCATAAGATGACTACCTTTGAAATTGTATTCATACCGATTATATTCTTTGAAGAGTTTGTAAAACGAACATTAGTCGGATTAATTAAACTACTTGTCAAATTTGAAAATTGGAATTTTAACAGAAAGTATCACAGATGACTGAATTGAAAGACTGGTTGAACTCAATCAACCAAAACAAAAAGAATATCCTTGAAGAAGACCCTACAGCAAAGTATCCTTCATACATTATTAACAGGTGTATGTCTGGTCATTTGGACACTGTTATGTTTGCAAATGAGATGAATCTCAGTCCACAACTGGATAGTGATATGCAATATTCATTTTATCTAAATAGTGTGAGGAAGCGAAAGAGATTCTCTCCTTGGCTCCGTAAAGATGAGATTAAAGATCTTGATTCTGTGAAGCGTTATTATGGATATAGTAACGAAAAGGCAAAGCAAGCCCTAAGAATCCTAACCAAAGAACAACTTAATTTTATAAAATCGAAATTTGAAACTGGAGGAACAAAATGATTGCCGAACCTGAGATCAAGTGGTCTGCTGATCAAATGATTGAAATTACACTGAATGAACCAGATGATTTCCTAAAAGTAAGAGAGACTCTCACAAGAATTGGGGTAGCATCCCGTAAAGAGAAAAAGATATACCAGTCATGTCATATTCTTCATAAGCAAGGTAGATATTATATCGTTCACTTTAAAGAACTATTTGCATTAGATGGTAAACATGCTAATCTAACTCAGAATGATGTTCAACGTCGCAATAGAATCATCCAACTCTTATGTGATTGGGGACTAGTAACAGTTCTTGCTCCTGAGAAAGTAACTGATATAGCACCATTAAATCAAATTAAAGTGTTAGCATATAAAGAGAAAGGTGAATGGATTTTAGAAACTAAGTACAATATAGGTAAAAAGAAAAAAGTAGAAGAAACTGAATAGAAGTGATAAAATTTATTTTTGATATTGATGGAACTTTGACCCCTAGTCGAAAACAAATCGACTCAGGTTTTCAAGCGTTTATGATTAAATTTTGCTGTAAGCATGATGTCTACTTAGTTACAGGAAGTAATCGAGAAAAAACTGTTGACCAGATTGGATTAGATATTTGCTATAGAGCACAAAGAGTTTACAACTGTGCAGGTAATGATGTCTATGAGAAAGATAAAAATGTATATCGTAGTGATTGGGAGTTACCTGATGATGCTAAAGAATTTTTATTGGAAGAATTAAAACAAAGTTTATTTGCAGTTAGAACAGGAACACATATTGAAAAAAGACCTGGTTGTATAAACTTTAGTATTTTAGGTAGAGGTGCGAACTGGACAGAGAGAGAAGTTTATAAAGAGTGGGATCATGATAATCATGAAAGAATTCAAATAGCAAAAAGATTCAATAAAGCATTTCCAGATTTGTATGCATTTGTTGGTGGAGAGACAGGTGTTGACATATCATTAAAAGGAAATGATAAAGGTCAGATAATAAGAGACTTTGATTTGAATGATGAGATACATTTCTTTGGAGACCGAATGGATGAAAATGGTAACGACTATCCATTAGCGTTTGCACTACAAGAGATGGGCGGTTCTACGCACTATGTTAAAGGTTGGGAGGATACCCGAACTAGATTAGAAGAGTATTCCGAATCAGGTGAATTTTTTAAATGATATAATTAGTAGTGGATGCCGAAAGGGTCTACAATTAACACTCGCTTAATAAGGAGAACTATGACTAACATTCAGAGATACACTGCTGCCGATCTTCCAGAATTGATGGAGAAGATTCATAAGAACAGCATAGGATGGGATGACTATTTTGAAAGTTTTTGGAATACAAACACAAACGCTAACTATCCACCATATAATATTGTTCATGTAAACAACGTTGAATCTAGATTAGAGATTGCACTCGCAGGATTCAAAAAGAAGGAAGTTAAAGTTTACACAGAATATGGTAAGATATTCGTTGAAGGAACTAAGGAAAAGAAAGAGGAAGAAACATATAGTCACAGAGGATTAGCACAGAGATCGTTCTCAAGAGAATGGACTCTATCAGATGATGTTGAAATTAAAGATGTATCATTTGCAGATGGATTACTTTCAATTACATTAGGTAAGATTATTCCAGAACATCATGCTAAAAAAGTATA